ACAGGTTTTCAAGCTGCAGATATGTGCCGAAAGTCACGCCGAGCAGCCTCGCATCGAGAGCGTGACGCTTGCGCATGGTGTCGAGGCGCACAGGCACATTGCCCGGCTCGTTTAAGAACGACAGCGGTTCAAGTTGCTCGGAAAGCAGTTCCGGCGACACCCACACACGGAATGTCTTGCGCCCGACCTTGAAGCGGCAGGCAAATTGCCCGTCGCGGCGGAACAGCACCTTCATGCCCGACAGAGCCGCGAACACCAGTGCCGGCACTGACTCGCTGAAGCAAGAAGCCTTGATGCAGTACACCCGCGTCAGCTCCTCCTGTGACAGTCCCGCCCATGAAGAAGGCAGTGAGATGTGCAGCTCATGCCCCGAAAAAGAAACACGAGTCTTCCTTGCGGTTTTCATATCGTTCAAAATGGTTAGCGTGATAAGTGGATGACTTTTCATAAGTCGGGAACTCCTTGATGTCGTCCTCGACCACTTTCAGCAGTTTCAGATCCATGCCTAGAGCTTCATGCTTGAGATAAGCCTTGACGTAGCCTTTTATCATGCCGACAAGGCGAGCCTCGGCATCTGTGAGCGACGCGCATCTCACGCCGTCGCGCAGGTGTTGAAGCAGCTCCGGCGACAGCTTCACGGCAAGATTGCGCTCCGCGCTGTTGATATCAGGAGACCATACGGGATGAAGCCCCAAAGTCACGGGCTCACCCGTGATGTCGGCGATATCCTGAAGCCTGGGGAACAGCGTCCACACGAAACGGTGAGCCTTCACCGACGTGTTCCACTCCGTTAGCGGAGCGAGGCGGTCAAACAGCTCATCGAGTGCGAGCCCGGAATCACGCTCCAGCGCGGTACGCAGCGAGCGCACACGCTCCGCGCTTGCGGGTGCTACGGTGTCGGTGCTGACCACGCCGAACCCGGTGGGGGTCAGCACGAGATCCAGGTGAGGCACGGCGAGGTACAACGCCTGCAGGCAGATAAATCGACGGAAAATGTCGGCGATGCCGTTCGGGTCATGTTCCTCGGCGATGGAGTCAATCATCGCGTCATCGATTACGCCGGCAACCAGTCTTTCCGCTTCCGGGAAAAAAGATGATACCGCCTCAAAGATTTTGCCCGAAGGCTCGATAGCGGCGGGACAGTTCTTGTTAAAAAACTCGCGTGAAATATCCATGTCACACCTCCTCCTTGGTTGTCGGGTTTACTTTCTTTGCATCCGTCCCTTTGTCGAGGGTGGTAAGAAGCACCACCGGCACAGACGGCACGACCTTGCCCTCCCAGCCGTTGAATGACACTATCAGCTCATGCACGGCGAGGAGCATGTCGCGGAAAGCGGTCTCAAGGGTCTGCTTAAGCGTGAAAAGTTCCCGCTTGTCAGAGCCGGAGTTGTTACTCTGCGACTTGCCGGGCACCGCGCCGACAAGGTTGGGATGGATGTTAGTGCCGTAGCATAGCACGTTGGATGCCTCCTGAGTGTCTTCCGACCAGTCGCCGCCCTCCTTTCCGGCATCGATGACATTAATCTTGACCATGTGCTGATCATGACCGTAAGGGTCGACATAATACCCGGTAATCCATACCTTTCCGGAGTTGTGGATGCCCGTCACGAAGTCGCGTATGTTCTGCTTTTCCTGTTTTATACGTTCCTGACGTTTGACAGGGTCGGTGATGTTCTCCTGGTCACACACGCTGTCCCAGTATTCATTCAGCACCTCCACCTGATAGCGGATGGCGGCATGGTTGCGTATCTTAGCCTTCTTGCCCTTGCCGATAAGCCGCTTGATGTCATACCAGTCTCCCCGGAAGAGCGACGTGTAATAAGGCATCGGGTAGTAGCGGTTGCCCGGAGTCGGGAAACGCATAGCCACCGCAAACTTGTAGGCGTTTGTGCGCAGACGTTTCTTGCCGTCGTTGCCGATGTCGAGACCGAGCTTCACGCGCAGGTCGCCCAGCGGGTCACGCTCGTCGAGGAGTTCAATCATCTCCACATCCCCCTTGGCAAGTGCCGATGTCTTGCGCCAGTTGGCATAGAAAAGGTGGGCGATCTCCCCCTTGGAGTTTGCCTTTTCAAACCGGCAGAAGCAGGCATCCTTGTGAATAACTTTCACAATCTTGTCACGTTTGCGGTTTAAAATGATGACCGCGACCGAGAAGAAGAAATGCTTCATGTCGGTGCTCTGCTCCAGGAAGAAGCGTTTATAAGAGTTGGAGCGAAGAAAAGCCTTGATTTCCTTGTCTTCCGTAGGCTTGCCTGTCGCGGGGTCGGTGTACTCGATGCCTGAGCCGTAGACGGTGAGCACGTTAAACAGAAGATTCTGTGAAAGCACTTCATCCTTGCCGATGTGCCGAAGCAGCTTAAACGGCAAATCGTCGTCAGGACCGTATTGCATGTACCTGAAGGACGGATATCCGGGCACCGGGTTTCCCTCCGGGTCCACGGCATCATCCTCAAACACTGTTGCTGAGTCAGTCACGTCGACAGAGGACTCATCGATGCGGAAGTCGAATATCTCCGACTGACAGGTTGTGCGCGCTTTCTGCGCGTCATCTGATAATTTCGTATCCATTTATCTCAAAAAGTGTTATGTCCCTGAACTCTCTCGGCGCCCCGCTGCCGTGACATTTCACGCGGTGGGTGCCGTTTCGGAATGAACTGCCGATGCAGACAGCCTGCGGGTATTCGATGATGTCACCCGTCGACAGCTTCCACACCTTGAGGTCGCACGGCTCCCCAGTATCGAGCAGAGCCAAGGCATCAAGCCAGTGCATCATTTTTGTAGGTCGCTTATTCATAAGTCACGTCAAATGTGTAATCGAATATTCTGAACTTATCAAGATCGGCAGCCCCCTTGTGTGACAGACGGTAGGTAAAGGAGAATTGCGGAAGAAAGTCATAGGCATTAGTCGCCTTGACCGAGCAGTCGGTGATTACTACCCTTTCGCCCCTTGTGCCGTCAGCATTAAGAAGATAAACGTACCTTGAACGCGCCATGTCGCGGGCGATATACTCGGCACCGAAGCGCATCACCCCAGTGGAGGCGGTGGCACTGTCGGTCTCCCCGGTATCATACGCTTCAAAACGCCCGCTAACCATGTACGCATGACGGTCATACTGCGGGTCGGTGGCAAGTTCACCGGCACAATAAAGAGTCTCCCAACAGCCGAAGTTGTTGCGGAACACGAAAGCCACGCTATCTGGAGCAGGCGAACGGAGCACCCTGTATCGCTGCGTCATATCCCCCGCCTTAATCGTGTACTGTACCAGTTCATAGCCGGAGCGGACGAAACGGTGAGGCGACACGTCATATTCAGCCACATATCCGATTTTCTCTGTCATGGCAACCGGTACGACCTTGTAGACAAGCGTGTTGTCCTCAGTAAGATAGATGCACTCTGCCGTACAAGGCAGCTCTTGCGGGTTATAGCACGAGAGGGTCTCAAACCTCCCTTCCGCCGTGTCTCGCTCATCGGTCATGGATGTCAGGAATCGCGAGGCAGTCCACTCCCGGGCGGGGAGCGACAGCTTTACCGCCGAGCGGATGACATTCAGATAGCACACACGCCTGTCTTTAACCCAGATGGAGAATGATCCGCACGGGTAACCCCCGAGCGACTTATCAAGAATGTCAGCCACATCAAAGAGCGACACTGACCCGTTTGAAAGCGGATACAGCACCGTGTTAAAAATGATGCGGTTACCGGCATCAAGAATCATGACCGGTATCGGAGATTCGTCGGAAGTCATCTGTATTACCTCCAGGTCGGAAGCGAACACCGGGTTTTCAATAGAAGAAATGAGCGTAGTTGCCATATTTTTAAATTGATAGCACGAAAATATCGTTGAAAACGCCGGTAAAAAAAGACAAGCAGCAACGGGACCCGTAAAAACCTGCGTGATAGCCATATCGCCGGGTTTTTACGGGGGGAAAAAGCGGCAATTTCCGACGCTTTTCCGCTCCTCGCCGCCTAAACTGCTTAACAAATAGGAGTTTAGGCGGCGCAAAATTCGGGCAAAGCCCGAATGTGACGAATGGCACTCCCCCGACGCCCTGCGCGTTACCGCCGATTACCGCCCCCGAAATCGCGGAATATGACAGTGGGTAATGCGTCAACAGCGACTACGGGAAACAAAAAAGGCACGGTGGTAATCCGTGCCGTGTGAGTGGTAACATCGTCAACACAATCGCCCTTCGTCATTGTAGGAATAGTAATCCGATGTCGGGGTGACTATGATGTGGTCGAGCACCTTTATATCAAACAAGGCAAGAGCCTCGCGCACCCTCTTGGTGAGTGTATCGTCTTGTATGCTCGGTCGCATCGTGCCGCTCGGATGGTTGTGTGCGAGTATCACACCGCTTGCAAGCGCATCGACTGCGATTTTGGCTATAATCGCATTATCCACCACGGTCGCCGCCCTGCCGCCTGTGCTGATTCGCGCCCAGCCTGTAACCTTTCCTGCGCGGTTCAGCGTAACGACAATAAAGGATTCCACGATTTCAACATCATCGCCAAATAGACCGGCGGCGAAAGTAGCAGCGTCGCGGCTGCCTGTGATGGTGACGCGCTTAAATGATTCATTGCGAGATTTCACGGTGATGCCGTATTCAACGGCTGATTCACTTACGATGTCAAATAAACTCTGCATGGGTCAACGGGATTAAAGGTCAGGCAAATAGAGAGAGCTGCACACCCTCCGAAAAATACTCGCTTTCAAGAGCCAGATAGTCAGGCTCGCACACGGTCGACGCGTGGCACATCATCGCGTCGGCTTTCATCGCAAAGGTCGATTCAATCACATCCATGCCGTAGACGGCTGTTTCTTCGGGATAGTCAAGAGCAAAAGCGGCGGCGAGTTCGCCGATGCGGTCACACACTGAATAGTCATTCATGTCGCTTGCAGCGTCATACACGCGTGATTCAATTTCATCACATACGATGTCGAAAGTCAAATAATAGTATTCCATAATTCAAACCGTTTGTGTCGGGTGGCTCATCATATATGCGGTATCCTGAGGGAGAGCTGAAGTTCCTTGCCGGTTTCGCCAATATCCGAGATGTCCGACGTTTTTTTTATGCGTCCAACCTTTCGGGTGTCGCCTCGTTCCTTACACCGCATACCAAGCGCAGCCGCAGAAAGGTCAAGGAAATACCGGGCACATCCCACCGTAGGCAGGTCAAAGTTTTCAGAGAAAAGTTTTATGGGATGCCGGGATTCTGCAGCATGTCCTTTACCTGGCAACCAAGGCGCAGCTAACTTCGCGGTAAGGAAGGAACAGGCAGATACACCCGCAGGTGCCCGCATAAACGGAGAGTCATTGCGACAGTCAGGGGGTGAGCGCGAGAGGGGAGCGCGCCCCTGCTGTCCGGATATGCCAGCGAGACCGGCTAAACAACAGATAAAGGCGCGGACTTCACAGCCTGCGCCTTACCTATATTAACCAATTTAAAACCAAGAAAAACAACCAATCAAAACGATGACACCACCGAAATCATCGAGTTCGACACCGGATAGTTCTCGCACCCGATACACAGTGTGTCGAAAGCGTCAGAGCCGTCGGTGCGAAGCTCAAGCGGCGACTCGTCATTCTCGGCAAGCTTCTCGCCGCGTTTATCCTTGTTACCGTTGTAGACCCCGGCGGTCTGTATCGATATGATAAGGTCCTCGTTGTTCTCGCGGTTTATCATCGGCATGAGCTTGCCCTGTCCGGCAAACATGCGGTTGATAAGCAGGTGCTTCACGGGATGGAGCATGGGCTTGCCGATATCCTTCAGCGTCACCGCCCATCCGTGAGCCTTGAAGGTCTCGGTGATAACAGATAGGAATGTCGCGCCGTCGACCGCATAGCTGCCCTGTTTCGCGGTCGCGTCGTAATAAAATATCACGCGCCTGTTGCGATGGTTGCGGTAATACTGGCAGAAGTCGCCCACCAGTTCGCGCAGCTTCCGCTCATACTTGACATAGAATGACTTCAGCACCAGCAGGCGTTTACCCTTGGGCTGTCCGGCGACAAGCCAGTTGATATTAGCGTTATAGTCGAAAGCCACACAGATAGGGCGTGTAGTGTCGACATCGGCATCCATCAGCGATGACGGCTCTTTAATCTTGTCAAACTTATACTCAAGAGAATCAAGGTAGGAAAAGTTAGTGGCGGAATACTTGTGTGCCTCGGTCATCGAGGAATAGAAGCCGTCGCGCGTCAGACCGATACGCTTGCACAGCACCGAGGTCTGGAACGTCAGCGGCGGGAGGTCGCGCTTCAGCTGTTTGATAAAAGCCTCGCCCAGCACTTCAAGGTTTTCTATGGTCGACACCTCGCGGTAGTCGAGTGCCACGGCGCGGAACTGGCACAGCTCGCGGTGCATCCGGCGCATCTCATTCTTCAGGTAAGGCGGTGGCTGTACGCCCTTGGCAAGCATTTCGCGACAACGCTTATCCATGATGGCGATGTCGTGGGCAAGAGTGCGTATCACCTCGATCACCTCCGGGTCACACTTCTCCCGGTAGTCCAGGAACCATGACCCCTTGCGTGTCACAGGCATGTCGGAGCTGATAAGCATCGAGTGGTGGAAGAAGTGCTTGCCGAAATACTGACGGTTGCCGCGCAGTGCCGGCAGCGTCTCATCCTTGAACTGCTCGAAGTCGATAAACTTAGCCTCGTCGCAGTCGAGCGCGTCATACGACTGCGAGTTAGACGTGCCGGAGCGGTCCTGTGAGATTATATATCCCACAGAGCCGTTGTAAAATGACAGCACATTCTCAAAGTTCTGCACCGGGAAGATAGGCTTCTCCCATCCCCACGCCTTAGGCGGTTTGATGCCGATGCACCAGTGCTTGTTACGCTTGAAGCCCCATTTCTCCCAGTGCACCAGCATCGAGGGGAGTGTGTTGGTCAGGGCGCGCTTGATGTTAGCCGACACGATACCGGTAATCGAGCCGGGCATACGCTGGAAGTTCCGGAGATTCCAGAGCGCATGTACCATACCCTTGCCGAAGGCACGACCGGCGACAAGCACGGTGTCCTTCGCCTGTACGACGGTGGTAATGTCGCGCTGCACCTCATTGAGGTACACCTGCGGGTCAATCTCCTGTGGGCGTTCCATCCGGATTCAGGTGTTTAGGTTTGAAAAGCGTCTCCTGGTCAAAGTCGATTTCCTCAAACTCGACTTCCTTGACATCCTCCGTGAAGTACTTCTGTTTCAGAGCCTCCTTGCGCTCCTTGACGTTCGTCATGCGGCGGAAGCCGAGCACTTCCGGATTATCGGTGAAGATAAACCGCTGCGGGATGATGACGCTCCAGTCGATATCCTTGTCATCCTCCTTATCGAGCTGGGTGTATTTCGCCAGCCTGTCCATCGCCAGGATCATGTTTTTCACATCGCCCTTCGCGGCGGCGAGGTCATAGGCATGGTTAAGGCGTTCCACAACCCGATAGCGGTGGTAATCCTTCGACGACTTCTGCAGGTTGCCGAGAAGGTGCTTTACCATGTTAAGATCCTCGTATGCGGTAGTCGATGAAAGCTCGTAGCGGCTCCGGAGATACGCCACTATCTCGCGGTCTTTCTTGCGCGGGAAGTTCAGCCAGTGGTTGTAAGTGTCGCGCAGGCGCATGATGCGCTGTGCGGTCACCACCGGCACACCGTCGGCGATCATCCTGTCATACGGAGTGAACAGGTGGGAAAGCGCTACATCGGCGATTTTAGGAAGCGGCATGGTCAGAGGTCTTCAGAGATTATAGAAATAAAAGAAGTCGCCGACTGCACGGCGAGCGGCGAGCCCATCTTAGCAAACTCGATTTCACGGCGGCGTATGGCAAGCGATGTCTCAGCTACAGCCTTGCGAAACGCCTGACGTGCCGGGGAGTCAGGTATCTCCAATTCGACACGGAGAGCGTCTTCGTCGAGACCCATGAGCACGGCGATGTCGCTCACCGGTGTCAGAGCCGAGGCAAGCGATGAAAGTTCTGAAAGCTGTTGGTCAGAAAGTACCATATATCAGTGGAGAGTTAGAAAGCAAAATGTCTAAGTCACCGCATATTGCGGAAATCGCGGATTGGTCAGAAATGACCACACCCGCCTCAGTGCGGTTGCCGCGGGTAAGGTTCTGTGACGTGACGATTGCCGCAGTCATACGGTCGCCCTCGACAAGCACCACCTTGGAGTGATTAGGGGCGACGCGTACTTCGTCGACCACGCCGCTCATGAACGACATGAGCAGCCGCGTCTTCTTCATCGCGCGGGTGTCACACACCAGTGTGCAGTGCGTCACCGCGCCCGACTGCTTGAGGCGGTACAGGCGGCGGAGAAACTCGTCGCCCGCCGAGAAGGTCGACACCATGAGGCGCGACACCCCGCATTGCTTCACCGCCCACTCGATCACGTCGGCGAACTGCAGCCCTGCGCAGAAATACGATTGCATGGCGCACTCCGACAGCGGGCGCAGCTTCACACTATCTGAGGTCATAGCTCGATACCCATATCTTTCAGGGCAAAGCGGGTGTCGTCGGAGAAGTCACCCCCCAGTTCGCGCACTGTAGCGGCGGCAGCCTTCACCTTCTCCAGTGCCGCATCACGGCGCGCGCCCTCGCTCTTCTCATAGACGGAGCGGTATTTGGAGATGGTCTTACGAGCAGCCGAGAGGCGGCGTTTCACTTCATCCTCCGGCATCGGTTCAGGCTCGCCGGGACGGTAAGCGTCATAACGCGCCCATGCCTTGCGGTAAGCCGATTCAATCTCATCGAGAATGTGCAGTTTCTCGAAGCGGTCACACGGTTCGGCGTCGTGCATAGCCTTCAGCTCGTTAAACAGGATGTCGATACGTCGGCGACGCTCCACGTTGGCTGTGTAAATGTCGCGTATCTCCTCCGGGAGCGCGTCATGGTCGGGGCGCTTGCCACGGGCGATTTTCGCGCCTTTTTCAGCCGGGGATGACGGGTCAATGTCCGCCAGCGGCACGGCGACAGTCTCGGCGACGCGGGGCATCACCTGTTTCTCCAGCTCGACGACATCGCTCACCGCCATGCCGTGAAGGCGTAAGTTAAGGTACTTGCGAAGCTCGTAAGCCACCTTTGCGGCATACTTTTCAGGTCGGCGCATAGCCGAGTTGAACATCGCCATGTTACGGTTCAGGCTCAGCAGCATCTGCGCCCCTGCCTGTATGTCGCGCGACTTCTCCGGAGTGTTGAGCCATTCCTGTATTGCCGCTGTCAGTTTTTGGTCAAGTTTAGCCATAAAAAAACAAGAAAATAAGAAAGGCGCGGCGGCGCATATAGTCAAATATCGCCAACCGCGCCGGAGGTTATCACATTATTAATCAAAAACCTTCAAGAGGTCAAGAGCCGGCTTCCGATTCCTCGATAAGCCCGGTGGAGCAGTCGATAGTGCCGTCCTCGGTCACGAGCTTGCCCGTGTAGAAAGGAGCGGGCGACGTGTCAGACACCGATATCTCAAGAGTGGTGCCGGAGGCGTCGGTGACAGCCATACCGGAGTCCTGTGCCGGCTTTGTCTCGGTGCGCTCCATCTCGTTACCGATGATACGGTACTTGCCGTTTTTCTGACGCACCACATAAACGAGGTCATCGATGTTAGCCATCATGCAGAACCCGGTAGCCTCCTCGTCAACGCCGGCATACTTGATAGTTGCCGATACGAGGAACGATTTCGAGGGGTATTCACCCTGTGACTCCGCCTTCACATTGGAGGCGGTGGTCACGATGTCGACGGCAAACCATTTGGCATCGGCGGCGAGGGTGAAGTCGGTGGTACAGGTAACGAGACCGCCGAGGGTCGCGCCTGTATCGCCTACTTTCTTGCGTGTCGGGAATTTCAAGATCTGCGACTTAGGTATCGCGTACACCTCGGGTCTGAGACCCGGCATGGTGGTCTCGCCCGGACAAAACCGGAGTGATTCATATAGCGTCTTTGCAGAGCAGTCTGATTTCTTCATAGCTTGAGAATTTAGTCAGTTAGAAATTCAGTTTTAGCCCTCGCCCTGAGTCTTGTCGCTGTCGCCACCGGTTGCAGGGGTATCACCGCCTGTCGACGGTGTGCCGCCCTGGTTGCCTGAGCCGCCGGAAGCAGGCGGTGTGACGGTCTTCTTCTTGAGCTTGCCAACGAGCAGGCGTGTCGGGTCTATAGACTCGAAATCGCAGCCGAAGAATATTGTGGCGAAGAACGTGAGCAGCACCACGTCATGCTTCTCGACAGCAATGCTTTCCTCCTCGCCTGTCTGATTGACACCGATAAGCATGTTGCTTTTGTCGGTAAGCTGGAGGAACTCGCTGCCTTTCTTCTGGAACATTGGCACGAATGTGACATTCTCGAAGCCTTCCGGATGAATCTGGCGGTAGCTCTGGTTGTAGGAGATGGCTCCCGTGGTGATCTTGTAGTCGTCCATGTAGTCGAACCATACCTGATACGGCATGTAGAGCTTGAGCCCTTCCTTCGACATGAGGAAGTCATCACCTGAGCGGAGGAAAGCCTTGATAAGGTCGACGGCGTTGGTCGAGTCGATCACGTCGGAGAACTCATAGAGGTTGCCTTTGGTGGTGGCAAGACCGCCGCCGGTAATTTCATTGGAGGTGATGGTATCAAAGCCGTTGAACAGTTCAACGGACTTAGTGCCGTTATCCTTGCGCACTGCGTTAAACAATACCTTTGCAAGATTATTGCCGAGCTTACCGCAAAGGATAGAGAGCACGAGTCGTGCCACCTCCACGTTTTTCAGCGCCTCGCCCTTTGTTATTTCAGAACCGAGGACAGTGGAATAGTACTTGTTGGGGTCAAACTCGCGGCGCACTGAGCCGAAGAATGTCTTCAGCGTGCGGGCATTGATGGCGGGGTCTGCCTCCTCTGTGCGCTTCGGGTCATAGGGACCGAACTCCCAGTCGACATCGATGTCATATACCTTTTCCTCGAAACGGATTCCGGGACGCAGGGTAAAATTGCCTTTAAGGACATCAAGGAGACGGAGCACCGGGAGGCTCAGGAACTCCTTTCGGTACTTTCTCGCCGAGGTAAGAAAGTCCTGGTCGGTACAGTTAAGAGAAGCCATAATCAGATCAGGTCTTTAACGGAGTTGTACATGTCGGATGCGTTCAGCTTCTCTTCCCCGGCGTCATCCTTTACGTCGTGGGAGCTGTCACCGGGTAGCTTCTCGAGGTCAGCCACCTGCTTTTCAAGTTGCTTGATGGAATTTTCCTTAGCCGTGATGTCGGCGGAAAGGTCGTCAATCTTCTTGGCTACAGCATTAAGCTGCTCTTCCGATATGGCGACGCGTCCCTTGTCATCGGCTTCGAGAGATTCCACGGCAAGAACAGCCGCCATGGCGGCTGCGAGCGTGATAGTCTTCATCTGTGTCGTGTTAATGGGGTTAGTAGATTCTATCACCTGTTCATCATCGACTGCAGAATCCTGTTTTGCGGGGGTGTCCTTTGCCGGGAAAAGCGACTTCTTTACCTTGTCCCAGATGGAATCCTTGTGGGCGGCGACGCGCAGACCGTCGGGAATGCCCTCCGTGCCGAGACCCAGGGCGTTGAGCTTGCGCTCTGTCGCCTCGTCGAGCATCACCGGATCCATGCCTTCCTCAATCTCGTCGACAAGCCCGTAGTTCAGTGCCTCGTCGGCGTCAAGCCATGTGTCGCGCTTTAGCAGGTCAAGGATGTCGGCTACCTTCTTGCCGCAGCGGGCGGCGTAGATGTTGGCGAGAATCACGTCGATCTTGTCGTTTTCCTTCTTGTTCTTGGTAAGGTCCTCTATGAGCTTCTCCATCTGGTCGGCATTGTATGCGCCCCACACGTCGATATAGTTGGAGCACTTGTGCACCTTCATCACCGCACCGCGGAACATGCACACCTTTTTCGCGCCCATCGCGATCACTGTCGCCGCCGAGGCTGTGAAGCCCACGATATGCACAGTGACGTCGCCATGGTCGATGAACTGCTGACGGATGTCGAGAGCGTGGTCGAGGTCACCTCCGGGGGAGGATATCAACACGTCGACATGCTTGCCCTTGTAACCGGCAAGGGTGTTGCGTACCCACTGCTTCGAGTAGCCCCAACGCCCTATGTTATAGTCGATAATTAACTGGTAATCCATTGCGTTTTGAAATGATTACCGCTAAATTACCGTGGGAGAAAGGGCAAAAAAAAAGACAGCCCCGCATCACTGCGAGACTGTCCGGTCAAATCAAAAAAATGTAAAAAAATGTGTCCGTTCAATCTGTCATCAAGATTCTTTTTCCTTCATCGCCCACAGTGCGCCGGTAAAGGCGGGGTGGTAGAGGCGGTATCCCAGAGCCGTCATCACCTCGGCTACCTGGTTAAGCTCCAGGTCGCACACCTCGGCGAGGCGGTCGCGTATCTCCGCCGAGGTCATGAGGTCGTGACCGGGTGCGGGCACGTCCTGCGGGCTGTCATCGGGGCGCGCCGTGCGCAGGGAGTCGGCGAGAAGCCCCATCTGCACGGGCAGCTTCCCTTCGTTGACCTGGCTTATAATCTCGTTGATACGATCTTCATATGTAGTTGCTGTAAGTTTCATATATATAGTAATGAGTATGGTTTATAATAGGTTACTTCTTCGATACATTCCTTTCACCGGATGACGGATTGCCCTGTGTGCCCGCCCCGCCGTCACCGGGGCGGTCGCCCTTGGTGCATGTGCGGTCATGAGCCACGGGGGTGAGTTGTATCGTGAAGGGGCGGTTATCGGTCCACGCCTTGTTGCCCTCTTTCGTGCAGACGAAAATCTGTGCTGACGACCAGCGTTGTATGTTGCGGTTGTCGGCGGAGAAACCGGTGGTGTGCACCACCATCGGCTTCAGGCGCGGATTCCCGGCGCACAGCTCCGCAATCTTTTCCTCCAGAAAACGGGGGATTGCCGAAGCCTCCTCGTCAAGGACGAGGGCATTGTCATAGCGTTTGAACACGATATCTGACAGCAGTTGCCCGAGCTTTGTTGTCGACCGCAGAAGGTTCAGGGTCACGAAATATTTCATATCGCGCCCCCTTTCTTGCTTGAGTGATTGATGGCGGCGCACACGGTCACCAGAAGCGCGCAGAGGCAGCAGGCTACCGGTCGGTCGGCGACGGCGCATATCCACGCCCCGGCGGTTCCGGCTATGGCTGCAAAGGTTGACACACGGCGCACGGTCGCGCCACTGATACTCACTGTCGGGAGATTGAAGGCTCTTCCCTGTGCCTTTAATGAAATCGTCTGTTTCATTGCTCGTTTGAGTTTAGCGTTAAAAAAATATCTCGGCGGGAGACAGAAAAACGGCTGTCATATCCCGTCGCTAAACTCAAACAAGCGTCGCCCCGAAGGACAAAGATGTTATTGGATATGACAGCCGTAGTGGCTGTGTATGGATAGGGCATAAAAAAAGCCCTGACTGATGTCCGGACAATTAACCGATGCCCGACGGAAGCGATACACGCTCGTTTAAGTTTAGCACTGCAAAGCTAATACAAAGATTTTGCCCGCGCAAGCATTTTTGCAAAAAAAGCCGTGCCCTTATGGACACGGCAGCACATTTTATGAAGTAGACCCTCACGGGCCGGGTTTGCTTAAAAATTGGCGGCGGCAAGCTCTTGCGCCATCGAGTGAATCGCCTTCAAAGGTAGAGATTTTGCTCCATATATATACAAGCTTTTCAGGAAAAATTTTGCAAAAAAAGTCACCCCCGCCGTGATGGCGAGGGTGCTCGGTCGATTGTAACGCTGTCAGACGAAGAACTACCGGACCGAAAGAAATTGCCGCCCGATTTCATGAAGCCCGGCGACTATGCGGTCGCGCTGAGCCTGTCGCGGCACTTTGACCGCACTGGCGTAATTGCTCAGCAGCTTCTGGTTGATGCCGGTGACACGGCTTATCGCCGCCATGGTGGTAAACTGCTCCGCCTGTCTGAGTAGAGCCGAGGTGTCAAGGTCGTATTCCAAAACGTAGTCACCGTTTTTTATATCTTCAGGCAGGGTGTCGCCATCGGCGATACAGCCCTCGATGTGCCAGCGAAGCGACTCTTCGAAATCCGCTTTCAATGCAGGCAAAGTCTTAGCAGTGACAGCAACGACACCGCAGATATCTTCAGAAAGTGAGCAGCAGAAATTCTTACCGCTCCAACCAACATGGACTTTTAATTTACGAGTTGCCATAATATAGGATTTTGATGTGTGATGTTGGCGGGAGGATTACCTCCATCCCGCCTGTTTCCAAATGCTGTTAATAAGGAACTGGTCGAGAGTCTCGCCCGGTTTGCCTCTCACTGTCACTTTTCCCGGTTTTACGGGGTGCTTGAATTGTCTGTGATCGCCCTTGGTGGTGATGATACGCCAGCCGTCAGCCTCAAGCAGTTCAATAATCTCTCTTACTTTGTATCGTTTCATAATAGTTTCGTCTGACAATACAAAGGTAGAAATATTTCTCCTTATATCCAAATATTTTGGTAGAAATTTTACCACCGAAAAAAAGAAAACCGCTAACCTCACGGTCGGCGGCATTCAAATGAATAATTCTGTATGTATCAATCCTATTTTGTATGTGGTTGGAACAAAGTTGTTACGATTATATGGTCTATTATTGAAAGTCACGCCCCGCATGGAGGCGTGACGGTGTCTAATATCCAAATTCGTCTATGTCCTGCTTAGTCAGCACAAAGATAGTCGGAATTTACGAAACTAAACAAATTTGTATGGAAAAACTGGTTAAATTTCACCAATTTTTCCATTGACCACGATAGGGAGCAGCCCGACAGTGCCGATCCACTGCACCGTGAGGTTGCACACCGAAGCCTCGGAGAAGCGAGAAGGCATCACGTCCTCGATGTCGCTCACGGGGTATGGCATGAAGGCGTTGCCGATGAGCCATCGCGAGCCGTCGGCAGAGGTGGCGATATAGCACACCGGGTATCCGTCGACATCGACATGCTCGGCGAGGGTGGCGGTGAGCTGCACTGTGTGTACCTTGGTGCGGTCGACAGTCTTTGTGGAGTGACGTATTGAGGCGGGCGAGGCAAGCTCAAGCGCGACACCCACCGGGGTCGGGAAAGTGGTGTAAGCCGCCTTTCCTGGCACGATGACCACGGAGGCGAGCGAGTCGGGGCGCAGTGCCTCAAGGCTGATGATGTTATGGAGCGTCTGTTTCATGTTGTGCGGGTTTGTGCGCAGTTGTGCGCGGTTGTGCGCGGTTGTGCGCGGTTGTTTAAAAATGACGGGGGTTGTGGTGATTTTTATTTGAACTTTTTAATGTTTATGCCCTTGCGGGCATACTGCCGGCGGAGGCGGTAGAAACACTGGCGCACGGTCTCGACCGAGTCGACATCGATTCCCTTCGACTCACACCAAGCGGCGATGAGACCGTTGACCCCCACTGGCGACTCGCTCAGCGGGGATATGTCGCTCCACAGCGCACGTAGGAACAGGTCGCGGATAGCCTCGCGGAGTGCGAGCTGTCCCTTTTTGCCAAGATAGTTATAGGTTTCCGGAGGCTTGGAGGAGGAATAGGGGAGCGCGACGGCGACCATGCCGGAACGGTTGTCGACAGGTCGCACACCGGGGGGTGTCTTGATGGTGAAAGAGCGGATGACCGCGTTCTCGTTGGAGTATGCCGGGAACACGACAGGGTCGCCCAGCGTGGAGGTAAGCCATTGCCGAATGTGCTTTTCGAGAGGTACGTAAATAACAAACTCACTCATATATAACGATTTATATGCAAATATAGGCTGAAAACGTCGGGAAAACAAAAAATTTATTTTTCAAATTTTGACACACATATAGCCGTCTACACCGTCTACACCATCTACAAAAGGATAATACCACTGATTTACAGCACTTTATCTTTTCTACAAGTGTAGAAAAAGTGTAGAAAATGAAGAAAAATGTAGTTTTTTTCGGAAAAATCTACAAAATGTAGTCAAATGTAGATTTGTGTTGACGCGATTTTTGGGGTTAACTCTCTGATTATTAAGAATGTTGATAATGTAGATAATGTAGATAGAAAATATGTCCCATTTTGAAATTTCCGCAATTTTAAAGAACACCCGTTTTTCGCCTCTCCGGAGCATAAAAAAAGCCCGGCAGACCACTCGGATCTGCCGGACAAACCAATCAAAATGAAACAACAGTAACAACTACTTTTCGTGGCTTTTCGGGGAGCTCTTGACAATCGCCTCGACATAGAGGCGGTGAAGCGCGCCCCTGGCGTAGCCGCGTATGCACATAGAGCCGGGTTCCTTCTTCGCCTCGCCCCTTGCGGCGTAACTCTTGGTGCGCTCCCGGGCGCACTCCTTGCATGTGCCCCGGTAGTACCCGTAACCTATATAATAGAATGCCTCGACGGGCAGCTCGCGCCCGCACTGGCTGCAAACCTTGGTATCCTTCTTCTTCCGGCTCATCTCCCCGCCTCCTTCTTTTTCTCCACGGCAATCAGCGCGTCGGCATACTCAAGAGCCAGCTCAGCAAATGAATGAGCCGTGTCTCTTCCGGGTCCGGCATAATAATTTCCACATCGCTTCCATAAGTCAGGATTTGTTATCAACGCGGGTTCAATCATCGCCGCGATGTGCAGCCGGTTCTGCCTGTCACTCTTTTCCAATATCTCAACATTGGAAGAGTCGGCGTAATCCAGCCACTTTGTGCCGAAAAGGTCTCGCATCGCTTTCATATAGCCCTGATACCATTTGTCGCCGCCAACAGCGTATGCGGAATATGCAATGTCGTATAGCTTTACAGCCCAGCCTTTGCCACACGTCAGTGTATCCTTTCCCTCTGCGTCATTATTCTGCTTGGCGAGGGCAAATTTTGCACCTGCTTCAAAAGCATCCGCCAAATCGTCCATGTCGTATTCGGGAAAAAGAGAAGGACGCATAGCTTCCGGATACGTTTTCAGTCTGTTCTCGTTGGTGTCAACGGCGTATTCGCCCGCCGCCTTTTTAATCAAATCATCGTTCATCGTGGTAATCTTGAGTTGATGTCCGGAGGTAGCACCATAGCCGAGATTTCCAAACTGAAAACTGTGCGACTGCCAAAGCCTGACTCCACGGATATCGATTCAATCGTTATAAGCCCGTTGGCAAGCATATTTTTGCCGAGTTCTTTGGCCATCTCCTTAAAGGAGATGTCAAGAAATCGCTGTCTCTCGTTGACGTCTAATTTGATTTCGTCAGGTATAGGAAACTGTCGCTTGAGCCTTAAGGTACGTAGTCGCCTTACTTGCGAAAACAGTGTGTCTTGAGTTTCGGATGCCGCTTCCAGCCTCGACATGAGTTTACCGGCTTCATCTTTCAACTTCGTAGCCTTGCGGTAATAAATAACCGCACTCGTGGCTAAACCAATGTTGATCACAAAAAGAATCAGTTGAATTGTAATATCTGCTTTCATAAAAAATAAATTATTTGGTTTCAGACGTCCCCCTGAGGGAGACATCTGATGCAATTTTGAAGTCAGCTAAACTGACAGGTATTCTAATGTTGACTCACTTGCCCAGCCAACAAGTCGCCCGGTAGCTGTCCGCATCCTATAAGGCTTTTGTGGATCATCATAGTCGACTTCAGCGATGACATAAGTTTCGCCCTTGTAATTGAAAGTGTCGCCAACCTTATACCTCGGACCCTCGTTCTTGCAGTCGGTATTCTGTCCCTGCATGAATCTCTTGTAAAACTTATCGTCGTTAACCTCCATGATGGCGAGACCATAGCCTTCGGCGGCATGGTGCTCGAGACAGCAGCCGCGGGAGTCGCGCCATCCGGGAAGGAACACGGCGAGGTCGCATCCAAGTAATGCCTCGATGTCGCGCCCCATGCAGTGAGCATACTCAAGTCCCGGTGTGTCGCACACCTCAAACGGTGTGATTACCTCGCCGGTAGTCTCCATTTCAGATAACCACTGTTTCGCGGCACTGGCGACAGCCTTCCGCTCCTCAATGTCGTAGCCGGAAATCGGCAAAGAGATATATACTTTCATGCCTCCTTGTTTTTGGATTCGACAAACCTTAAATACCTCTGCGCTGCATAAAGCACCGCATTGGCAAAGAACTCATGCCGAGCCATCATATTTAGTATCGCGTCAGCTAACTTGAAGCTCTTTTTATAGTTGGTAGTAACCACCCATCTCCCGTTAGGGTGGTTTTCTTCGCGCTCACCGATAAAAATAAATCTTTGAACGCTCGGCAGCTCCTGGTCGAAATATGCCTTGAATGCAGCGAAATCATGGTGAATGATGTCGCTTTTTATTTTATCTGAATTTTCCATAAATCTCGATTTAAATTGATTGTTTTTATATTCAACAGTAGCGATAATTGAAATAGTTGGATGTTTGAACTGTGGGGATTATCCCCACAGTTGACTGTCTGCTCAAAATAGTTTAGGTTGTGGATTCAGTCTTTCGGCACGGAGCTTAGCCAGCCTGTCTTCTGCATCCTTGCGCCGGGATTTAGCTTCCTTCTCTTCGCTGATGGCGGCGTTAATCTCGCGAAGCAGGGCAATCTCTGCCTCGTTGGTCTCGACCTGTCGGCGCAATCCTCCGGAGAAATGCTCGTACAATACGTGATAACATTCTTTTTGATATTTAACCAATGTCTCCTTGGCGGAATCAGGCACGTTGCTCGCATTGATTGTAAATAGCCACCCATAGACATATTCAAGAGGGATACACACCATTTCGCGATCCTTCGAGTCTGCGGCAACCGTCACCCTCAGGGTGACGGTTGATGCTAAAATGGGGTGATGTTGTAGCTTCTCCTGTTGCTTTTGATAAGAAACGCCTAATGCTACACATATAGGTCTGATGGGTACATACACTTCGCCGTCCTGTTCGACGGTCACGATTTCAACTCCGTTGATTTTTCCAATCAGATTTTTATTCATTTCAATAGGTTTTATGGTTAATAATGTGAATAATCCTGATTACATGTCGAGGCGCGGTGACATGCGTTCCCGCTCGATCAGCTCTACTCGCTTAATCTCCTCGTCGACCTTGCGCTCGACATCCTTGGCGAGCGCAAGGGTCTTCTGGTCGCGGCAGCCGGAGCGGAAATATTCGCGTTGCAGCTTGCGCATGATCACAACAAGGTCAAAGAATTGTCTTGCGTTCATATCAAAATGGGGGCTTGAGGTCAGAGGTATCTATGTCGATCGGGTCAACCTCGTCAGCCGGTGTGCTGTCTACTTCCAGGTTGATGCCGTAGGTATTACAAAGTGCGTCGTAGTCGAAGCATAGCGCCCAGTCGACGCGTGATGTCTTCTGCAGCTCGGTCGCCCCGGATGCGGTGGTGACCTGAGTGTAGGACTCCTGATTGTTGGAGATGTTTTTGAAGCGCATAGCGCTCTTGGTGCCGAGATATTCCCGGCAGTGTTCAAGGTAGTGCCGGAGCGAGCTGACAGGCAGGGTGCTGTCGCCGATAAGCTTACCCTTGATTTTGTAAAGCATGAACACGCGTTTCGGACAAAGGTAGAGCACCTTTCTCGCTCCCTTGAAGATTATAGCCTCCTTCATGCCCTTGCCCTTAAACTCTGTCTCATGGCGTATGCGGTAGTCAGCCTCGTTGAAGATGTCGCCGTTCTGGTGCATGAAGTCGACAGTGTTCCAGAATCCCGCTATCTCGTTAGAAGAGCGACATTCGCTGTTCTGTCGGAGAATGCCCTTGGCGCATAGCGTCAGCATCTCGCGGTAGTCGAAACCTATGTCGATGACGCCCTCAAGAGTACGGAATGCAGCGAGTAGTATAGTCCAGTTGCGGGCGATACGGTCTTCCACCTGTTGCCCGGCGATGGCATTCAGCACATCGCTCCATGCACTTGCGTAGCAGCCTTTGAACTCCTCCTCAAACTTGGTTCGATGACGGAGCAGCTGCAGTGTGATATGGGTGCATCCGGAATCACGAAGTTCTGAAAGTCGGTTGAACCCTTGTTGCTCTTCCGGGGTGAACACGGTCTTGTCGAAAGTGAGGAAGATAGTCCTGGCGAAAATGGCGATATCTATGGTCGGCATCTCCTGTCCGGACAACATCACGCCGCAGTCGACGGCAGTCACCTCCTTCTTCTTGTCGCGATCCATGTTCATGCGTGAACGACCGACCCCGTCGTAGAGCGACTTGAGAATCTCACGGCGGTCCTTGTCGATGTCGTTTTTGTACTCGTCGATATGCACCAGCGCGTTCGACACCTGTGCTATGACGGCGGCAAGTCCGGCGATAGTCGCCTGCGTGAGGTTGGTAGCCTTATTTCTTGGAACGAAGAACGACATCATGAACTCGCCGAATGATGACTTTCCGGAACCTTTCTCGCCGAATAGATTGAGAATAGGGAACTTCTCGGTCACGCCCACCACGACATCCTTAAAGAGGGTGGCGAGATAGAAGCAGATGCCTATCTTGGCATTGTCGCCGAACACGCGGGAAAGCAGGTCGGCATATTCCCGGAAGGTAATCTCGGAGGTGTCTGTGTGTACAAACCTGCGTTCAAACTGGAACAGTCCCTTTTCTCCGGCGTAAAGTATAGATGATGAAGGCAGGTAGAAGCAGCCTTTTCCATCGAGGCGGATGATGCCGTACTGGTCGGCATCGACCCATCTGCCACGGTCAAACACGCCGTTGCCGAAAGCATAAAACTCCTCGCGCTGCCATCCGAGCTGAGTGATTTCCTTTGCCGGCTCGACAGCCTCATAGAGCAAGCCCTTGAGCATGTTGAGCTGTTCTTCCTTAGCCTTCCACCGGAAATTGCCCTCATTCTCGGTGCGAATCTTGAAGCGTTGCAGCGAAACAAGATCTTCCTGTTTCATCTCGACCACCGCCTCATGCCCGCAGTCATTCTTGAGTTTATAGAGTCGTTTCGATGATATCGGGTCTTTGACGTGAATCAGTGGTATCATCACGAAGTTGCTCCAGATCTCATCCTTGCCATCTTTGAGCGACACATAGTGATTGTCTCTTTCATAGAACCCGTATTTCTTATAAAGGTCCTCGTCGATGACCTTCACTCCAGATTTCTTTTTCTTCGCGTCAGAGCCTTTGTTAACCTCATTGATGTAGTTTTGTACTATCGTTGTAGGGATGCTGATTAACTTAGAAATCTGCGACACGTACATCTTCAGGCGCAGGCTGTCGTCTACCATGGCGAGAACTTCCGCCACTTTCTTAACAGCCTCAGCCTTCTCGGTTGCTGTCTCTTTCCCCACCAAAAGCTTCTCTGTGTACCAAGGAATGAAATCCACCTCCGGAATCGATGTGAGCACAGCCTTAGAGCTGATGAATGAATCGGGGTCAGCCTTCTTTTTCCTGTCCTCGACAGGCAGCTCCTTGACGGTGACATTGAATCCCGCCTTGATAGCAGCCACGCCGTTTTTGATGACGGCGGTTAACCCGGCACCGAAACCGGTGTCTCCCTCGACAGGATCGAAGTCGGGGATGAAACAGAGACGCGCACTGTAACGGCGCAGCAGCTCAAACTGGTCAGGAGTCCATGCCGTGCCGAGAGCCGCGACTGTGTTGTTAATGCCAAGTGATTGCAGGCGCATAACGTCAGGTCCTCCCTCGACGAGGTAGATTACTTCCTCTTTGAGAGCCTGACGGTGGATGTTGTGGATTCCAAACAGGCTTTTCCCCTTGCTGTATATAGGGCTTTCCGGAGAGTTCAGGTACTTCGGCTTCCCGTCATCGAGACGGCGGGCGGTGAATCCTATTACCTTCCTGTAACGGTCACGGATAGGAATCACCACCCTGTCCCAGAAAGCATCATACACTCTCCCTGTCTCCGACCTTCCGAGAAGACCTACCTTCACAAGCAGGTCAACGTCAAACCCTTTTTCGGCAAGGTGTTTCGTCAGGGAGCCGCTGCCGGGTGCGAACCCGATATCCTCGGCAGCGACATAAATCTTTCCCCATCGCTTTTCAGCGTAAGCAAGCGCGCTCTTTGCGCGGGGGTCATCAGAGTGTATGGATGCTGTGAAGAAAGCGAGAGCTTCCTGATTGGCGGCAAGCATCGACTCCTTCAATGCCTGAAGCTCGCGTTCCTCGTCGGTCTTCGGAGTCCATGACTCGTCGATATCGATGCTGTATTTCTTGGCAAGCCAGCGGCAAGCCTCCGGGTAGGTCATCTGTTGAACCTCCATGAGGAAGGAGATTGCGTTACCATGGATGCCGCACCCGAAACAGTGAAATGTATTGCGTGAGGGGTCGACAATGAAAGACGGGGTGCGTTCGTTGTGAACCGGGCAGCAGCAGCGAAACCGAGAGCCGGTACGTTCAAGCTTTAAAAACTCGCCCGCGACATCCTCGATGCGGCTGCGGTCGAGAATTGTCTCTTTGTCCTTGTTTGAAATCATTATATCTGTCTCTTATACACATCTCCGAGCCCACGAGACCGAGGCTGATCT